AGCTCGAAGCGCTGCGCATCTATGAATCCCAGGAAGAGCCGTTCCCCAAGGCACGGTCAATCAAGGCTGTTGAAGCGCTGGCTCGGTACAGGGGGACAACGGTAGGCGTTGAAGCGGCTGAGGCATTTGCGCTTATCCGCGAACTGAAGTGAGGTGCCCATGATTCTCGCTTCACATCAGCCCAATTTCTTGCCTTACATGGGCTTTTTCTATAAAGCATCCCGGAGCAACGTCCTCGTCTTTTCCGACGATGTTGCATTTTCAAAAAGCGGGATGCATAACTGGAACCGCATCTACACAGCAGCAGGACCAAAGAAGTTGACCGTTCCGGTCACTGCACATCATGACGATCCGCTGATCGATGTCATGGTCAGCGACCCTAAGTATAATCTGCCGAAGCTGGCAAAGACCATTGACCAGGAGTATCGGAAGGCCCCGTTCTTTGAGGAAGGGATGGAGCTGGCAGACATCATGCGTAAGATGGCCGGCGCCGATCAGCTCAAAATGACGGAGCTGAACATCGAGCTCATTATGCATTGCATGAATCGATTCGGCATTACTGCAAAGACCCTGCGGGCTTCCGCAGATCTTGATATCTCCGGGCATAAAGATGAGCGGCTGTTCCAAATGTGCGAGCAATTAGGTGCGGATACCTACCTCAGTGGTACAGGGGCTATGGCGTACCACGTTGAAGAGGATTATGTCAAGAGAGGCATCCAATTGGTATACACGGACTATGAGCCGATTGTATACCCCCAAATTCACGGCGACTTTGTTGAAAACCTGTCTGCGATCGACTACATTTTCAACTGCGGGTTTAATCTCCCACCGTCGTGGAAAGTGAACGGAGGTTAACATGGGAGAAGAGTACAGGCCGTTAGGCATCTATATCCCGAGCTATAAAAGGTACGACACAATTGTCACCCATACACTCCTGGAATACTACAAGGTAGTAGTCCGCGAGTCGGAATATGAGTTGTATGCTCAGACCATTCCGCGTGAGAACCTCATCGCGGTCGAGGACGAAAAGATTAACAGCGTCTCCAAGGTTTGGAATTGGGTCATTGAGAATGCAGAAGAGGATATCATCTGTACCCTTGGTGATGTCATGGCCGACGTTATCTACCGTCTTGATAAGAACGAACGGGTCACAAACCCCGAGATCGTCACGTCGGAGATTGAGCGCATCGCTCAGTTGATGGTAGATCTGGACATCGGATATGGATGTGTGGATGCCACCATCGCCCCCTGGAACTACAACTCTGAATTTGCTTTTGCAGGTACATCGGGCGGCATCTGTTGGATTAACCGCAAGGTGTACAAATCCAAGTTCAGCGATGAAATTGGATACTGCTGTGATACTGATGTTGTGTTCCAGGAACTGCTGAAAAACCGCATCGTCCTCAAGCCGAAGTATTTCTGCTCTCATGGTGGAACTGACACCAACAAGGGTGGTAACTCCAAGAAGAGCCGCGCAAGTATGATTGCCAGCTTTGAACGCATGAAAATCAAGTGGGGCAAATACTTCGATTACGACCTGAGGTCGAATAAAATCTACATCCGCGTTCCGCGATAAAAAACCAGTAGGCGACTGACTTTCCTCTTTACATGGCGGTAGGTTATGCTACGATACGATTGAAGGAAAACCCGAACCAAATGAGGAGGTAAATGAATGGGTTATATGCCTACAACGAAAAGCGGACACAATATGTTTGTCATGGCGAGTCTGCTTCAGAAAGCGATTCGCAGAGGCGACAAGGAGAAGGCCGGTTACGCGGCCTATGAAATGTTCGGCAACTACGACGGTACACTCTGGAAGCGTCTGTATGTAGTCTCGGCCGAAGATTGCTGGGGCGTACTCACGAAAGAGGTCGATGCTCTGTATAAGAAGCATCTGGCAGCCAATGAAGGACTGAAGGGATACAGCAAGAAAAGTGGATATGTTTCAGTTGCCGTCTCTCTCTTGTGCGATGCGCTCAAGAGCAGGGACGCTTGTTATTATTCCTGCAACTTCATTCTGAGTGACAACGAAGGCACCGGCCGGCCTCTCTGCACAACACAGGATGCAGCGGAGCTCAAAGCACGATTGGATGCTGATGCACAGATCGGCGGAATCTTTGATTATGACGCTCAGACCCATGATGTCTATGCCCATCTGCTTTATCATTCCATCCGCGAATGCAATATGGAAGATTCGGGCTACGCAATCAAGATGCTGACCACATTGAAGCATGATCTGATCTGGAAGGTCATCAAGGCTGCTGATGAAGATTTCACTGGCGGTGCTTATGCGAATGAAATCGACGCACTCATCAACGCGGATAACTTCACGAACAAGAAGTTGACGCCCGATAAGCGCGACCCTCTCTTCCAGTCCAAGGCCATCATGATTCTGATGTATGCGCTCAGTGGAAAGTACAAGTCGGTAAGATCTACTCCGTATATCGATCTGGTTGAAACCATTGACCATACAGACGTTCCCTGTGAACTGATCGATATTCGAAAATGCATTCTTGAGGGCGGTAAAATTCCTGAATACGTTTTCGACGTTCACACGATTCAGGGTAAGCGAGCTGGCCACACAGATTGGGAGATGAACCTGGTGGAGAACGATGCACTTCGACCGTTCCAGAAAGCATTCTTCGAAGAAGGAAGCTGGGCGCTGCGATACGATTACAAGCATCGAACCGGCATCTGCACAGAAGGCGAGTACCTGGAAAGTCTGGAGTACCGCAAGACACATGAAGCGAATCCGGCCAAGACAATTCTCGGCCTGACTTACTGATATGGAGCGAAAGAGTGATATGGTCCGCCGTTTCGTGGCGGCCGGAGACTTCAAATCGGCGCTCCGAATCGCCAAGGGTTTTCGCCTTGGCATCACCAAAGAGCAGAAGGACGCTATGACCCGAGCATTCGAGTGCATGACGAATCCGCGCTTCTATATCTCCATTGGATTGGATATAGCAGAAACCGTGGAAAAGGGCGTAGAAACAGTCCGATTGCTCTACGGGGCTAACAACCCCACCTAAAAAATAAGCCCGTAAAATGGCCTCTACGACCTTGTGCGTAGGGGCTGTTTTCATGCCATGAAGGTGACGAAATGGAGAACGAAAACAAGAAAAATGACATCGTCGAACTGGGCAAAGAAACCCGGTTTCAAAGCGGTGAGGAAGCGGCGGAAAAAGGCCGTATCGGAGGCATCAAATCTGGTGAGGCCAGGAGGGCAAAAAGTGCAGCCAGAAGAGCCGCTCAGCAACTGCTTGCGATGACTGCCAGAGGGCAGATGAGAGACAACCTTTTGAAGGTCGTCAATGAGGACGATTTGGTAGAGGGCGCTCGAAACATCGATGTTCTCGTAGCACGTCTTTTGGTTATGGCAGCCGGTGGAAATTTGCAGGCTGCTGAGAAGCTACTCAAGATTGCCGGCTATGACTCTGAGGAAGAGCGCAAGGAGCGCGAGAGCTTGAACGCAGATATGCGCAAGAACATGGAAAGCGAAGCCAGACTTCAGGCAATGGATGCAGGCACTCTTGGCCGGTATTCCACCACTGTGATCGACGGTGATGAGGGAGAAGAGGTCGAAGACGTCTTCATTTACTTGCCTGACAATGGCCGCGACAAAAACCTCAACTTGCCGATGGTGGCAGAGGAAGCCGGAGAAGATGACGAGGATCTGGACGATGAAGATTAACCTGCCCCCAGACACGTTTACCAATCAAACTACCGTGGAGGCTTGCTCTTTGTAACACAGGAAGGGGATGCATATGCCACGGATTCTAAAGCCGCAGGAAGGTCCGCAAACTGACTTCCTGGCCACAGAGGCAGACATCTGTATCTACGGAGGCGCCGCTGGCGGTGGAAAGTCGTATGGACTCCTACTGTCACCGCTTCGATATAAGAATGTACCAGGCTTCGGCTGTACCATATTCCGAAAGAACTTCAACCAGATCTTTGCACAGGGTGGCCTTTGGGATGAGGCTTCCAACCTGTATCAAGGAATCAGAGGCGCTCAGCCAAAGATGTCCCGCAATATGTGGGTGTTCAAGAATTCTGAAGGAAGAATTCTGTCGAAAGTATCCTTTGCTCATATTGAACGTGATATCGACCTGGCAAAGTGGCAGGGCTCACAGATTTGTGAGATCGGCTTCGATGAGCTGACGCATTTTTCAGAGAAGTCTTTCTTCTATATGCTCTCCCGAAACCGTTCCACTTGCGGCGTAACGCCATTCATTCGCGCAACGTGCAACCCTGATGCGGATAGCTGGGTAGCTAAGTTCATTGAGTGGTGGATCGACCAGGACACAGGCTATCCGATACCGGAACGAAGTGGAAAGATACGATGGTTTATCCGTAGAGATGAGAAAATCTATTGGGCGAACACAAGGCAGGAATTATGGAAGCAGTTCAACCTCACTACCGAGGAAGAACGGAATGAGCCACGTTCTGTTACATTCATCATGTCAAAGCTGTCCGATAACAAGGAATTGTTAAAGGTCAATCCCGGCTACTTGGCAAACCTGAAAGCACTGTCAGTAATCGACAGAGAGCGACTACTGTATGGTAACTGGAAGATTAAATCGGCGGCCGGACTGTTCTTCAAAAGAACTCAGCTTGGCAATATCCTTGAGGTGCTTCCGAATGATGTCATCCAGTGGGTACGATGTTGGGACTTGGCAGCCACATCAGAAGATGAAAACGGAGAAGCGGCTTATACAGCCGGTGTTCTCATAGGCAAGAGAAAAGATGGTCGCTACCTTGTAGCAGATGTAGTCAACAGGCAGATGGCGGCAGTTGATGTACGAAAGACCATATTACTTACGGCTCAATCAGACAGAGCCAAATATAAGAGAGTTCGAGTCAGACTCCCTAAGGACCCCGGACAGGCCGGTAAGGAACAGGCTCAAAGTTATATCAAAATGCTTGCAGGGTTCGATGTCACAGCCGTACCTGAAAGCGGTAGTAAGGAAAGTAGAGCGGAGCCGGTTGCTGCACAGTGGCAAGCAGGTAACTTCGACCTAATGTATGGAGATTGGAATGAGCCATTCCTCATGCAGTTAGAAAACTTCCCTGAAGGAAAGTTCAAGGATATGGTCGATGCACTTGCCAACGGTTTTGCAGAAATCGAAGCAAAGACATCGTTCAATGTAGGAAATTTGATTTAGTAACGAAAGGGGTGATGGACGCATGGGCAAGGATAAGAATTCACAAAAGGATATGTTGCGAAGATACGCACACCTGATTGAAATGCAAACAGGCCATGCAGTGAGACCGTATCGTGCTGATGGGTATGTCA